CAGGAGAGTTATGAGCAAGGGTTGGATTGGTGTAGACCTTGATGGGACTCTTGCTTTCTACGATGGATGGCACGGTGAGACACATATCGGGCCACCTATCCTGCCGATGCTTGCCCGCGTCAAAGCGTGGCTAGCGGAAGGAAAAGAGATTCGGATTCTGACCGCTCGTGTCGGGAGAACTGATCCTCAAGAACTTTCTGACGTTACGGGTGCGATTCAGAAGTGGTGCGTCGAACACGTCGGCGTTCCACTCGCCGTGACGGCCACGAAAGACTATTCGATGATCGAACTCTGGGACGATCGCTGTGTCCAGGTCGTCCCGAACACTGGGATGCGTGCTGACGGCAAAAACTAGCGTTCACTGATCTCACCTCGAACCTTCCGGAATCTCCGGATAGTTCGATCTCATTCACCACTCGTTGAGCAATTCATGTTCACCAAGTTCGCCAAGTACATCCCCGGCATCGGCCTCGTCGGACTGGCTGTCTACCAGGCCAGCGTTGGAAACCTCGAAACAGCCGGGACCACGATCCTGATGGCCGCTGTCGCTTTGGGGCTCCGCTCGCCCACTCCAACCCCGTCAGTACCCAAGAGCTAAGCCGCTCGAAAAAGAAAGGGAACGACGTCGTTCCCCTGTCGCAGATCCACGAAGATTACGGTCCCAAAGGTAGTGTTTTTACACTCCTGCGGGGCCGGGGTGGAACAGCTGCAAACTGCCCACCCCGGCACCTTACCAAGTCAGTCCAGACTCTGTAGTTGGCAGAGCCGGAGCTAACATGGCCACAGGTAGTTTCGCACGATGTCAACCGATCTTCAATCAAATCCCCTGATGCCGTCGGGCGGTGTTCCTCACGGTCACAGGTGGGGGATTACAAGCTCGGTCGCAATCGTGGTGACACTCATGGTTCAAGGCTTCGGTTACTTGCTGGCCACCTCTGGCCACGCTCTCGCTGCAATCCCTCATGCAGACCCCGCGTGGGTCACGGCAATCGGTGGGATCATCGCGGCCATGATCTACGTGATCGGTGGCAGGTGGAATTCCAAGGAAGTCGCCGAAAACAAGCGACTTCGCAAGTTGGTCAAATCTCTCCGCCTGCAAGCCAAAGAACACAGCGGCGAGTCAGGTTCAGTGGACACTCCGGTTCCGCACTAAGATCAACATGGCAATATCTTTAAGACAACAACTGTTCGTCACTTATTACCTGGGTGAAGCCAAGGGGAACAGTGTCAAATCCGCAAGGATGGCCGGATATTCTCATCCGGAAGTTACGGGGCCTCGTCTACGTTCTACGCCTCGGATCGTTGCACTGATCGACGATTCCCTGGCGTCATCTGCGATGCATCGAGACGAGGTTCTCGCCCGTCTGACGATGTTGGCCCGGACGGATGCGGGCGACTTCCTGACCTTCGACTCAGACAAAGACGATGCGAATCCGAAGCTCAGCCTTGGAAAAGCCAGGCGGCTCAAGAAATTGGGAGTGGTTAGCAAACTCACTCAAAAGTCAACTCGGGTCAAGGTTGGGACTGAGTGGACGACAGAGGAACGGGTCGAAGTTCACCTCCATAACCCGATTCAGTCTCTGGAGTTGCTTGCCAAGTTCCACGGCCTTGTATCTTCTCCGCTCAAGATTCAGGTGGCGGAAGAACCGGCAGGCGAGAACAAGGTCAACCCTGTCTTTGCGAAGGCCGCTCTTGCCGCTCTCCGGTCGGTCGCTGGCTTGAATGAAACTGACGAGGGTTCGTGAGCCTCTCTTTCTCTGAACAGTCCACTCTTGATGCCATCCGAAATGCAGTCCCCGGTGATGGCGATCATCTCGCGGATTGGGTTGAACTGTTTACAGGGGTGAAGGTCGCGAGGAAGGCCGTTTGTCGCGGGCATCACTCGCCGTTCGATGCCTTCTCTCACCAGTTCCTCCACCGTCCCCGAAACGCTCTCTGGCTTGGCCCTCGTGGCGGTGGAAAGTCTTACCTCTCCGCTCTCGACACTCACCTCTGGAGTCGGTTCTATCCGCTCCACGAAACACAGATCCTCGGTGGTTCGCTTGCACAGTCGGGACAGATCTATCGGGCACTGGAAGAGGTGGTCACGAAGGGTTCAGGACTGGCCGGAACCGATCGTGACACGGTCCTGAAACTCCTGGCTTCCAGCGTCACCTATCACAACGGGTCGAAGGCATCGATCCTGACAGCCAGTCCGAAGTCGGTTCGCGGTCCTCACGTCCCGAGCTTGAAACTGGACGAGGTGGATGAAATCGACCCATCGCTCCGAAGTGATGCGATCGGTATGGCGATGGAGAAGTATGGGGTTTCCGCTTCGATCCTCATGACGTCCACCTGGCACCGTGTCGGCGGGCCGATGGAGATCCTGATTGAACAGGCCCGATCCGGGGCGATGCCGTTCTTCAGTTGGTGTGCTTTCGAGGTGTTGGAGCGGTGCCCGGAAGAGAGATCAGGACCAGATCTCGAACGGTGCCCTCAGTGCCCTCTGATGAAGTGGTGTCACGCGGATCGGGACTCCGACCCACGAGGCTTGCCGAAGGCGAAACGGAGCGACGGCCACTACGCGATTGAGTCCCTGATTCAGAAGGTCGAAGCGGTTAGTGAACGGCAGTTCGAGGCCGACTACCTTTGCTCGGGACCGAAAGCGGACGGGGTTTGGTTCACGAACTTCGGCAAGGAAAACGAGTCGATCGAAGCGGAGTATGACCCTACTCTCCCCGTCCATCTCTCAGTTGACTCGGGTGTCTTCACTGGTGCCGTGATCTTCCAGGTTGAGCGTGATCGCAAGGGGATTCGAGTCTTTGCTGACTACCTTGCCGAAGGCTTGACGGCAGAGCAGAACGCCAGAAACCTCATCGAACTCGCTCGCGTCCGGTGCGGTGGCCGTCTCGACCGCATGACGACTGACCCGGCAGGCGGATCACGAAACCCGATCGGGCCGACAGTGATCGCCGAATTCGAGAGGGTGGGGCTCAGGGGATCACGAGGTATTGAGCGGTGGCCGATCGGCTCCGTCTCTGACTCACTCACGCTGGTTGATTCGTTTGTGCGGTCGGCATCGGGTCACATTGGACTTCGCATCCACCCGCGATGCACTGACACGATTCGGGCTCTCAGAGGCTACAGGCGAGCGAAGCGGGCAGGGCAGTGGCAGGACTATCCGGAAGATCCGCAACACCCGATGGAAGACATCGTTGACGCTCTCAGGGGTGGCCTGAAGGTCGAGTTCCCCGAAGGCCGTCAGGCGGAATCCAAACTCCCCCGCGTCTCCGCTCGTCAGGTCTTTTGACCTTTTGAAACAACCCGGCCTTGCCCGTCCCACTCCGGCATGCTTCACCGGTGCGAAGTAGTTGTGATGGGCAAGCCGGGAGGTAAATTCATGCTCAAAGTCGATCGCAAAAAGAAGTGCATCCCCGGCGTCCGTCGTCATCCCGAGTGGACCGAGTTCCAGGTCCGCTGGCGATGGTTGATGGACTCGTTCGAGGGGGCCGACCGCTACCGGCAGGCGTCCTACGGCACGGACTCCCGTGGCTTGCCCGTTCGCAACCTGATCAGGCACAAGCGAGAGTATCCCGATCCGTCCGATCAGTCGATCTCACGAGGATCGAACTATGGTGGCATCCCGATCGGTTCTGACCCTACAGTCAGTGCGACGGATGACGACTACGAATTGCGGCGGGCCCGAACTCCCATCCCCACGTTCGTCTCGGAAGCGGTCCTTCGCGACGTGTCGAAGATCTTCGCTCGCAAGCCATCCCGCACGATCCCCGTGTCAGGGTATGACGATCTCAACGCCTGGCTCGAAAACGTGGACGGGCGGGGCACCTGCCTGTCTGACTGGATTGAGCAGGTCATCGCTCCGATCTTCCTGACCCTCGGTCAAATCGATCTCCTGTTTGACCACCCGGCCGTGCCGGAAGGGGCCACGGTTGTCAGTCGAGCGGACGAGGATGAGTTGGGTCTCCGCCGATGTGTGGCGTCCTACATCCTGCCCGAAAACGTCGTGTGGTGGAAGCTCGATTGCTCGGGTCAATACCTGGAAGTAGACGTTCGAGAGCATGCCGAGTCAGAGGATGAGGAACATGAATGCGTCATCCGAAACTGGACGGCTGAATCCTGGCAACTCTTTGATGAGTCCGGCGATGCGATCGGCCCCCGCGTTCCTCACTTATTTGGCCGAGTGCCGATCGTGCGAGTTTTCGACCGACGCAAGGCCAGATCCTGCAATGTCGGCCAATCCCGCTACGAGGCCACGGCAGAGCGTCAGAGGGAGTATTACAACCGGGACTCCGAATTGATCCTCTCGGACACCACCCAAGCTCACCCGCTCCTGCAAGGTCCGGAAGACTTTATTCAGGCCGATGGATCCATCCCGATCGGGCCGAGTTGGCTCCTGCCCAAAAAGAAGAACACTCAGGGTGGAACGGCCACCTACGAGGGGTTCGAGGTTGTTGACTTCCCCAAGGGTGGGGCCGACTCAATCCGGATGAACAAGGCCGAGATCCGCGATGACGTCGATCGTGACTGCGGTTTGACCAAGCCAGCCGGAGCGAGCGGAACGGGCCGATCGACGGTCGCACAGTCTGGTTTGTCGAAGGTCATGGACTCCATCGACGGCAACGATCGACTCGGGACGATCTCCCGAGCTCTCGCCGAAGTCGAGCGGCAGGCACTGCGATACGTGATGGTGGTCCTTCGCGACGATCCGAACGCGATGGAACTGGCGGAAGAGATCGAAGTCTCCTATCCGGCCGTGTTCGCCCTTTCGGGCATGGACGAGTTGTCCAAGGGATTGCAGGACTTCCAACTCGCCCTGGCTGACTCCGGTTCCTGCCCTGACCTTGAAATCACCGTCTTCTGTGAGTGGGCTCGAAAACTCCTGCCAGGCTACCCGGACGAACTTTTCGAGACGATCGAGGAAGAGATTCGACTGGCAGTCCAGTCCAACGCCACCCGCAAGGCACAGGCGGCGGAGTCACTTCCCCTGACTCCCACGAACACGACTCCCACCAATCCAACCGACCCCACGACCTCCGACGTCGTCCCGATGGAAGACGGCCAACCCGACCCGGCCGAAACGACCACGATGGACGAGTGATTGATGATCTGACCTGTCCCCTTCTCACTTCCTTTTCGGTGACTCATGAAAACTCGAATCCTTTTGGACCCCACTCCCACAGAGGGAGGCGGGGTGGTCCCCGTTGCGGCCGCTCCTCCCGTTCAAGCTCCGGCTCCGGCCCCTCCGACCGTCGTCTCGGTCTCCGCCGACGAATTCGCCCGGCTCCGCTCGTCTGACGAGGCTTTGAAGGCCTTTCAGAAGCAACAGAGCGAAGCAGTGGCGAAGGCAGAACAGGAACGGCTTGAAGCCCTTGCCGCAAAGGGTGAGGCTGATCTTCTGCTCAAGGAACTTCGCGAGACGAATTCCAAGCTCAAGGCCGAGTGGAATGAGAAGTACACCAACCTCGAATCGACCTACCACGGCGAAAAGAAGGTCGCGGTTGTCGCCACTTCAACCAGCGGCGTCCAGTGGGTCTCCGACTTCGCGAGGGACCAGGCTCTTGCCGTGATCAACTCGGAACTGACCACGGTCAAGGCAACCGACGGCTCGATTCAGGTGGTTCACAAACTGACGGGCCGACCGGCAAGCCAGTGCATCGCGGAACAGCTCGCTTCGCCTGCTTTCTCGCACTTCCAAAAGGCCACGGCCACGGGCGGGAGTGGCAGTCAAGGCGGCTCCCGTCCTGCCCCGATGGACGAGGCTCCGAAGTCGTTCACGGAACAGGTGATCGCCAACTTCAACGCACAGCGGGACGATCCGTCGCTCCCGATCTGGGCACGTCCGACCCGATTCATCCCGGCCAAGTAACCGCTCTCCCCTTTCGTTCCTTCCCCTTTACCGATACGTCCTTTCCCCCGTTCGATACCGGACTTAGTGAGGGTCCGATCACATGCCTACTTTCTACCAAGGGGCCGTCACTCCGTCACAGGTTTCGACGGTTATCCCTGTTGATATCTACGGGATTGCGATCGACTGGTTCGCTCCCCGTTCCCCGCTGCAAAAACTGCTCCGCAAGGTGCTGAACTCGTCACCGTCCTACACGATGGCGGTTGGAGCTTACCGCTCCCGGACCACCACCCTTGGGGCATCGGTGGCTGACACCTCGACCACCACGGTTCAGGTGGCGTCGGCGGCGATCGCTCAACAGTTCATGAAGGGGGATATCCTCCGCCTGAACTCGGGCGAACTGGTTGAAGTCTCGGCCGATCCGACTTCCGGGTCTGCCAACCTGACGGTGATTCGAGGCGTGGCGGGCACGTCCACATCGACTCAGTCGTCCGGGACCACGGTTCGGTTGGTCGGCAATGCCCGAACGGGTGCAACCGACAATCCCACCGCGTACTCGGTCGCTCGTGGGACTCTGACTCAGTACGCTCAGACGATCCTCCACCCCTACCAGGTGGGCGGCGGTGTTCAGAGCACTGGCAACTTCCCGACGGCTCCCGGTGCAACGTCGCCGCTGGATCAGTATCGCATGGAAGCGATGCAGAACTGTTCAGACGACATCGAAATGTCGGCATGCTACGGCGTTGCCGAATCGACCGCGTCATCCTCGTCCGGCTCCGCCAAGATGGGCGGTCTCCGGTCGATCCTTTCGACCAACCGCGTGACCAGTCCGACCAACGCGAGTGCGTACAAGGCCACGGACTTCCAGCGTGACTTGCTCGACACCCCGCGTAGTTCGGGTGGCCAACCTGACATGATCTTTGTCGGGTCGAACTGGATGAGTGCCTTCACTCTCTGGAGTCAGCCTCTCTCGTTCATCGCTCAGGATGACAACGCTTTCGGGCGGAACATCAAGATCTACCGGGCACCGTTCCTCGGTGACGTGCAGATCGTTGAGCACTCGCTCCTGCCCTCGTTCACAGCGTTCTCGCTCAACCAGAACGAAGTGACCTGGCAGGTCAAGCGGTCCATGCAGGACGAGGTGTACGGCAAGAACGGCGACAACACCAAGGGCCACATCCTTGCTGAACAGTCGATCGCCGTGGAAAACGAGGCCCATCACGCCTGGCTTGAAGGTGTCACGGCCTTCTCCGCGTAATTGAAACCGGCCGGTTCCGGGGATGGGACGAACGTCCCCGGATCTTCTTTCTTTCAAGGTGAGTCCCTTGCCCAAACCATTCGTCGGTCACACGCCTTACACGGAACAGGCAGCACAAAGCCTCGGACTGACGGGAGTGCCAACCAGTCAGGTCGGAGTCCTGTCTCCGTTCGCGGTGGCCGTCTCCCTGATCTCACAGGCGAGTCACCGGATCGACCTCTCCCACGCTCAACGGGTGGATGTTGTCGCGGAAGCTCGGAAGAAACTCGCCATTCTTCAAGTGGCCGCGGCTTCCCTCGAACTGATTCTTGAGGAAGCGGAAGAGGCTCTGACCGCTCCCGAACTGGACGAGGCCTTGACCGCGTGAAACGCTACGAGACTCGCCAGGCCGAGTTGCTTGCCGTCGTGCAACCGTTCGTGGACCGGGCGTCGGCCCTGATCTCCGATCGGGTGGACGACGCTCTTGCCCACGCGGAGAAGGCCCTGACGCGGGCGACGATCGACGAACCGAACGGACGGGCAACGATCAGGCGGGTTGACTGGAGTCCGTCCTACAACGCGGCTCTGTCCCGTCTCGCCGAACTGGTTGAACGGTTGGCCGGGCCGAGTGTCGCGAGTCAGAAGGGCATCGTTCGGCAGGCCTGGGAAGAGGCGTACCGAGACTGCCACCGGCACTGGAATCAGGTGCTTGACCCAGCGATCCGCGATGCCTACCGCGACTACCCGGACCACAAGGAAATCGTTCGGGCCCGGACCATCACGGTTCTCGGGTATGACGCTCGGTCCTTCCTCTTGGGACCGGCTGACGTTGCCGGTCGAATGTTGAAGGCCACGATCGTTCAGGTGGCAGTCGTCTCGACTCCAGAGGCCGAACGGGCCAACCGTCTCGAATCATGGGCGAAGCGGACCACCACCGCTCTCCAGTCGCGAACCGCTCAACTGATCAGGACCGGAGCCTTCTATCTCGACCGGGTAGCAGGTCGCGACGTGGTTCGACCCGAACTCTTGCATGACGATCCGACAATCCAGGGGTGATGATGGAGCGGAAAGACGCAAAGAAGATCATCGATCGGGAACTCGTCCCGTTGATGGAGCGACTCGGGATTCCTCACTGGAAAGTCGTGGTCACGCTCGGACCAATCGAGCAACGTCCGGAGTGTAGCAACATCATTGGGCAATGCACTCGGTATCCTGATTACAACCAGGCCGAGATCACGATCAACTTCGATGACATCGAAGATGAAGCGACGTTGATGAGGACTCTCGTCCACGAACTCCTGCACATCGTTGTTTCGCCCTTCGACGTCTATCGCGACACGATCACCCAACATCTTGCACCTGACAGCCACGAAGGCCGTTCCGAGTGTCGGCTTTTCACCTACGTCGTTGAGCAAACCATCATCAACCTCGAACGCATGTATCGGGGCTTGACGGCTCCGGTGGCTGTCTCGAAATCGGTGAAGGGCAAGAAATGAGTCCTCCCACCCGCAAGCGTCCACCCTACCGGACGATACCCGTTGGCCACCCGCTCTACGAGCCAAGGCAGCGGACGAGGTGCAAGGCAATGTCCGTGGCGTGTGACTACCTGGGAGATCGCATCACCTCCCTACGCGGCTGGAAACGGTAATGGCATCGCTCTACATCTCGGGAGAACCGGGAGAGACGTGGACGAACGACACGGGCAAGATCTGGAATCAGGCCCACGTCAATTTCCGCAACTCATGTGGCGTCTGTATCTCCATCGCGGGCAAGGTGGCCCGGTACTGGCCGTTCCCTCTGCACTTCGGCTGTCTCTGCCAGAACATCCCGATTGCTCCCGGTGCCGAGTCGTCCCCGTTCATCGACTTCCAGGAGAGGCTTGCCGAACTCGGCCCCGATCAACAGGCCGTGGCGGTTGGTGCCTCGAACTGGCAAGCCATTCAGTCGGGCCTTGTGAAGTGGGACGACGTGGTGACACGGGCGAGAGTCCGGGACTTCCGGGAAGTGGTCGCTCGGCAGAAGTTGACCGTCCCCGAGCTCGTGAAAGCAGGCGTCCAGAAGGTACAGGCGGAGAAGGCGTACAACGCGGTCAACACCGATGCCCACAACGCGGCAAGCCAGGTTCGCAAGACAGTTGCCGACGCTCTCCGTCAGCACGGTCTCTCTGATCAACAGATCGCACGAGAGGCAGGCGTTCGACTCGCCCAACGGATCGGCATCGCGGCCGGTCCTTCCGGTCCAAGTCCCGTGTCGTCGGTCAAGAGACGGCCACCAGGCTACGGCGGGGCGGCGGCGGCAATCCTCCTGATCCCTCGCACTCCGATCGCTCCGATGGCAGCACATGCCAGACTGGTCGAAGCGTTGGGCGCCGAGGTGGCCAGCACGATCGACATGGAAACGATCAAGACTGAAGCGGACGTCGAACGGTTGATCGCCCTGCACAAGCAAACTCCCGAGCTCTACCAGTCGAGTCAGGATGCCTTCGGCGATTACCTGGGGTTCACGACACCTCCCCTGATCCTCCATTCCCCGGATCGTGAGAAGTAATGGCACTGACCTATTGGGACTTCGCCACGGACGAGCACATCGCGATCCGGGCGAGTGCGGACTTTCCGACCCTCGTCCCGCGTGACAACCTCGTGGCCTATGGTGCCGACGGCGTCTTTTCATCGGGAAGCCGGTGGGCTCTGACTTCGGCAACCGTCGATGCCTCTGCACAAGGGGCGAAGGCGGGTCACGTCGTCCTCTTGACCAAACCCACGGCCACCTTCCGCTCTCCCGGCTCTGCCCTCGTGGTGTCGTCGGTCGCGGCCAATTCCCTCACGCTCCGACGCAAGGGGCAGACGGCCGGGGTAGGCGAACCTCCCGGACCTGTCGCGGGCGTCACGGGTGTCGAGTGGGCGATCTACTCGTTCGCGGCCGAACTTGAAGACGCCTACGATGAACTCCGCCGACGGTTCGGCATCGACGACAACGTCAACGGCCGTCGGACCTCGGATCTCTTTGACGCTCGCGAGATTCGTCAGGCCCTCGTCCTGACCGTCCTGTCTCGCCAGTACCTGACCAACGCTCGCCAGGCTGGCAGTCAATCGGACGACTTCGCGGCAAAGGCGAAGGCCTACAAGCAGGAACTGAACGACGTGATCGGGCGTCTGACGGTTCACTTCGCGGGCGTCAACGAACCGGCGAACATGAGTCGGTCATTCATTGGACGGCTACAGCGTTGAGTACCCGATACCACGTCTATGCGAACGACGGGGCAGGTGGGCCTGTCGATTACTCGACCGTCGTGGCCTCGGTCACGAGTGGGACCACCTACGTCGGCTCCGCTCTCGCCCTCTCCTCTGACACCACGTTCGCCGTGCGGGCCTATGACAGCGTATCAGGGCTTGAAGAGGACAACGTGGACTGCCGGGTTCGAATCGTGGTGGATGGCTCTGGTGCCGACGTGACTGGCCGTCCCAACGCTCCCACTAACCTGACAGCCAGGGCGACGGCGGGCGGCGGAGCGGTGGTGGAGTGGTCGTACAACCCCCGTTCTCAGGGTGGGGCTCCCACCTCGTTCAAGGTCTGGGCAACATCGGGCGGAAGCGTGAACTACGCGGTCTCCCCGGCGACGACAGCCACTTACCGGGTGGGAACGCTTCGCTTCTCCGCCACCCTCTCAGGACTCTCTGACGGGACGTCCTACGCGGTTGGCGTTCGGGCTCACAACGCCAGTGGTGA